TTTGGTAATACTCATCGTCCGGAAACAGCGTTTCAATACGCCGCTCCTGCATATTCTGATTGGAGAAGGTCTCAAACGACACAGATCCATCCGCGCCGGTAATACGGAACACACGAGGCATATCGTAGAACTGCCGAATACGCTCGATCACCATCAAGATGATCTCTTTATACGCCCGGTATGTGCCCTTGATCTGCCAGCGTGAAGTCTTGCTCCCGGCTTCCTGCATAGCGCTGATTGCGCTGGCTGCCGTTACCCCGCTGCTTGTACCGCCGCTGGACACATCACGGTTGCCGCTGGTCTCCTTCATCTCGTCAATCTTGTGCATGAGCACATTGTAGGCGTTGCCGTCTATGCCATTGATCACGATTGGCGCATAGGTGTCCTGGCCCACATTGTTACCCACCTTAATGAAATGCTTGGAAGTATCCGCGAAGTCGTCTTCGTTGATCTCGCCATCGTCACGCACCAAATAGCGCGGCACAGAGCTCCAGATCGCGTTTTCCAACATCGCCTGGGACAGTTTGTCAATATATTCCTGCGGCTCCTTACAGAGGTCCACATAGCCATATCCGGCAGGGCTTCCGGCCACACGGAACAGCGGGTCAAACACAAAGGGATATTTGCCGTCAATATACAGCCCGGTATCCTTCCGTTCTGGGTCATTCTCAGTTGCATACAGCACCACACCATTGCAGAACTTCACATAGTGCACCACATTCTTGCCGTCCACATTCACTTTGTAGTACCAGTCTACCACCTGACTGCGATTGCTTTTGTCCACCGTATCATCAAACTGGTACTCTGTTTGTATCACACTGTGCATAGAGGATAATCGGTCCTTCAGCTGCGGATACTGAGACACCAGTACATCGTTATTTGCAGAAGTGATATGAAACAGATTGGCCGAGTCTTGGATATTCTCAATCCCAGGCTCCCAAGCAAAATTCAGGATATCGCACTTTTTAACGCTCACATCGCCAAGGCCATTCAGCTTGTCCTGATCCCACACCACAGCGTATATGCCTGTACCGTTCAGGACCTTGGAGTGCACTGCCTGGTCAAACTCCTGTTCAAAGCCGTTCTCATCCAGCACCACCGGCACCACGGCAGATAACTGCTTAGCTGTCTCCTTGTCGCCCTCTTCCTGCGGCAGAATATTGGGCTCAGGGAAATTGTCCATATAGTCAGCGACCTTGTTATCCACGCAGGAATGCAGCCATGCAGACGCCGGCTTAATGCGCTTGTCACCCTCTTTGCCGTGATCTGACTTGAAGTTGCCCCAATGTCGCAGCTTCCACCAGTTTTGGTTGGCCACCACTCGGGCATCTACGGACGCCTTACCAGCCATGTACTTATTCAGCAGCTCCATAGCCCGCTGCACATCTTCTTCTGTAATGGTGTGCAGTTCTTCCTCTTCCGGCTCTTCGGCTGACATTTCGTCCACCAGCTGCTGCGCCTGTTTGATCGGGTCACCAGACCGTTCATCAGCAGCGGGCGCTACGGCATCTTCCGGCTTCTTTTGCGGCTCCGTCTGCCCCTGGGCGTGCTGCATAAATTCTTCCTTACTCGGCTTTTTCTTTTGCTTAGCCATAATCAATATCCTTTCTTCATTTGATCCAGAGGGTCGTCTGCCAGCGCTCTGGCCGGTATCTTCCGCCTGGGCGGTATCTTCTGCAACATAGAGAAATAACGGAACTCATCCATTGCGTGATCCTCAAGTTCCGTATTCAAGTCCTCCACCTTGTGTTCGTCATACATCATCAACGGAATGGTCCGGATGAAGTCCTTACAATTCTTGAACACATACATCATCGGGTACCCACGCTCATCAAACATCAGCCTGTAATGGCACTGCATCCACCCGGCTATTCGGGTGTTATCGCCGCGCTCAAAGTACACGCCGTGTCTGTTTGCCGTCTCCGCAATGGAATATCCATCATCCTTGGCGAAGATAGCAGGGTCTGCTACGCCGGTAATATGTCGGCCCGCCAGCAGCGGGTCATGCGTTTCTATCTCTCTGATCTTCTGGAACACGATATCCGCCGGTAGTTTCAGCCCATCGTTTGGCGAAGTGCAGCCGTACCATTCCTTAATGCGGTACACCACACCATCATATCCCTGAGCCCACCAACCGCAAGAAAATGGCTTGCTGTACCCCCAGTCGAACGAGCGATACACCTTCCAGTCGGCAGGAATATCAAACGGATCTATCACATGGGTCCACCTACGGTCTGTATAGTGGTCCGGGTTATTCCGCCATTCCTCGAAGAACTGCCCAGAGAACACATTCCAGTCACCATACCGCCATGCTTGGCGCACCTTGGCAGGCAGTGCGTCCAGCTGCTGAAGGTACTTTGGGCTGTTTTCAAGCAATATCTGATTGTCCGTCACCAGGGACTGTATGAACGAATAATCCTCCGGGTTCTCGTTCTCATCGTACACACGATCAATGAACAGTCGCTTGACCCACTGGTGACCAACGCCACCAGGGTTGCAGGTAAGGTACATTCTTTTGGGATGGCTATTTGTACCACGCACACAAGCCCACAAAGTCTTGAACATATCCTCCGTGAACTGCGTGGCCTCATCCAGGTACATGATATCGCACTCCGTGCCTTGGAAGCGTCCCAGGTCCTTCTCTCGCTCCAAATAGCGAAACAATATGCGACTGCCATTAGGGAATGTGATCGTCTTCTTACTGTCGTTGTACACGGCCAGACGCCGGTGCCTATCCGGATGATAGCATTGCAACGCCCTGGTCAGTGGCACAATATGATTTTCCGTCAGCTCGGGATAAGTCTTGCGCACAATAATTTGCGTAATACCCGGGCAGGCGTAGCTCATCACCTTAGCCTTGCAGTCAACTACCCAGCTTTTGCCACCACCTCTGGCACCACCAAAGGCAACAACATTGTGGGTGTCTGTCAGGAACTCCACCTGCTTAGGCTGTGGCGTGCCCAGGTCCAACACTTCACTTGGCATACTTCTTCACCTCGTCTGACAACACCACCTGCACCTCCGGTGCGCCAGCTGCCACATCGTCACGCACATTCAGAAGATCCTTCACATCCTTCAAGCTGGAAGAAATCTGTTTTGCACCGGCACGGTCCACAGCCACACCTGGCACACGCACCACCTTGTACTCGCCGTCTTGCTGCTCCACAGAGCACATTTCATTCAGCTCCTCTATGGCTTTGTCCAACTTATCCATCAGCTTGTCTGCAAGGCGGTGCAGCCGCTCAACGCGCTTTACTTCCTGCTCCACAGACATGTCCATATATTTTTGTTCCACTTTGGCCCGGTAGTCGTTCCTCTGTTCCGTCCACTTCTCGTTAGCTGCCCTCTTACGCAGCGTGGACTGTGAACAGCTGTACTCGTCTGCCAGGGTCCGCAGGCTCTTACTGCCGGAGACATATTCTCGTCTCACCCTATTCCAGTCCACTTGATCACCTCACTATGATTTAGCATAACAAAAAGAGGGTGACTTTCGTCACCCCCCCGATGATACCATTGCTATGCGTCATCGTGCAGCTGTGCCAGCGGACAGCCTTTCCAGCAGTAAGAGGTGCAGAATGACCGCATGTGTTCATCTTTTTTGACCTTAGACCGAAATACCACACGCAGACCGGAACTATCATACACAGCCGGTGCACAGTTGATCTGTACCGTCTCCTGGCTATCATAGTAAGGACAGATAACCTTGGCATCTCCGTAGCTCTTCTGCTTTGACTTTGACATCATTGGTTGCCTCCTTAGCGGCCCGTACTCCCGAACCCGCCATTTCCGCGTTCGGTGTCCGCCAGTTTGTCCACCAGCACCAGATCCGGAGTGTCGATATTGACCACCACCAGCTGGCTGATCTTGTCCCCACGGCATACAGAATAATCCATGCCGCTGTGGTTGTACAGTTTGACAGCAATGCTTCCTGTGTAGCCCACATCAATCACGCCCTCGCTGGTGATTCCGTATTTCACATTCAGTCCGCTTTTTGATTTGAGAAAGCCTGCTGTGTGTGCCGGCAATTCAATATGTACCCCGGTGTCAATGGTCACCGCTCCGTGTGCCGGAATTACCGTGTCCACCGGTGACAACAAGTCAAGTCCTGCGTCTGTTGCGTGCCCTCTTTTCGGCATTAAAGCCGTGCCGTCTAACATAATGTTCATATTTTTTTACTCCTTTATTTCATTAAACGGTGCATATCCGTCATGGCATTTAGTCAATATATTCAAGCTTATAATTGATGTCGCTCGGTATATTGTCCTCCCATACAAATGAATTTTCGAGAATGTAATTGTTATATGTCGAAGCGGTTTTGTTTGCTCTCATTTTTGCTTGCTCCGCCCATGATTTCTTTTCGTCGCTATTGCTGTTAATATATTGCTCATAGGTTAGTTTGTCGGTTTCATAGCTTGACATCATTGCTCTGCAAGTGTCCTCAACCTTTTTGCGTGTTTTATAATTTGTGTCGTCGTCTGCTTTCTGCACATTATAAAACCAATTATTCCATAGTGCCTTGCCTGTTGGTGTAGCCGAGAAAAATAACGGTGTGCCAATAATAATGACTGCACAAAATACAACGCCGATTATTGCAAATGCTTTTTTCATTACTTGCCCTCCTTATAGTTCAATACGGGTTTATCCACTTCGAACGGAATGTCGCTGTATAAGAAATCACCTGTCCATTCAATATACTTGCCGTCAGTAGTAAAGAAAAATATGCCTGTAACATTTTGGCCGTATGCACCGTCTATTCCTGGGTTTTCGACGGTGTAAACGCTGCTTGAAGAACTTGCACCTGTCCAATTACCGTCACCACTTCCGACAGTATCACCCGACCAATCATAATCAGTTTGTGCAGGGAATAAGTAACTATTAAGGCTACTAACCTTGCCGTCAACAATGAAATTGCCAACAACTGCACCTGCTTCACTAAACAAAACAATATATCCGAGTGGCTTTTCGACTTCGCACTGCAAACTGTTTGCTTTTTCTCTTTGTCCGTTTACCCAATACGCTCTGCGAATAATATTGTATCTTTCAAGTGAATAATCTAAATCTGTTGGTGCAGGCTGATTTTCAATGATGTTAGCACCTGCTGATATTGCGTTTTTGGTGTCTTGACTTGTTTTCTGTGCGGTTGATTTTACGCTTTTGGTATCGCAACCCATAAAGATCACACCTACCATTGCTATGACTAATGCAACTGACAAAATTTTCTTAATATTCTTGTTCATAAAAATCTCCTTTCTCTGCTTTGCTTTTTGTATTGTCATTCTTCCACCTCGCTATTTAGCCAATCAACCTTTGATTTTTTTATAATTCGATTCAAACATTCGTCATATCTTGAGTCTGTTAAAATATCGTGTATGTGTAAATACACTGTTGAAAACACAGCCTTATCCCATTTTTCTTTGTTTTTTAATTCGTAACCTTGCTGTTTCAATTGAGCACTAAAATCGTCACTCAATGCACCAAATGAAAAAAA